AGACTTAGCAAAGTCACTCTCCAGATAAGCTTGAGTAAAGAGAGGAAACGGACCTTTCTCAATAGCAAGCTCGACAGATGTAGTATATGCAACATCCCTAATCACCCCCATAATTTCTTCAAGGGTCTGTAGGAATCGTTCACTGCCATACTCAAACCCTAGTGCTTCGATAGCATTAGCTACCCCAGTAACACCAAGGCCCATACGTCTTTTACTCTTGGCTTCTAACTCCTGTTCTTTTAGTGGATACGTTGCACGATCAACTACATTATCCATAGCACGTACAACGTGAGGGATGTCATTACGTAGTTGGTTCATATTGAAGACGTACTTACCTTCGTGCTCTACTACATACTTAGTCAAGTTGAATGAACCAAGTAGACACGCACCGTTAGGTGGTAGCGGCTGTTCACCACAAGGGTTAGTAGCTGCAATCTTCTCAGCGTACCACAAGTTATTCTTCTTGTTGATACGATCAATGAATAGGATACCTGGCTCAGCCCAGTCCCAAGTACTACGTAGTATCTGATCCCACAATGCACGAGCGTTTACTGTCTTGTGCACACGCCCATCAAACTTTAAGTCAAACTCTAGGTCATCCTTAACTGCAGTCATAAACTCATCAGTCACACCAACAGAGATGTTGAACTGTGTCAGTGTGTCACTGTTGTTCTTTGCTGTGATGAACTCTTCAATGTCAGGATGATCAACACGTAGGACGCCCATCTGTGCTCCACGTCTGTGACCTGCTGATGCAATAGTTCTACACACTGCATCAAAGATACCCATAAATGAGATAGGACCAGATGACTTAGACTCTAGTGATTTGATAAGTGTACCACGTGGACGTAGTGTACTGAAGTCATAACCAATGCCACCACCTAGACGCATAGTCTCTGCAGCACGACGAGCAGCTTCCATAATACCATCCATACTATCTTCAATAGTCATAGACACAAAGCAGTTGTAAGGTGTCACACGACGAGGTGCACCCATAGCTGACTGTACACGTCCTGCAGGTAGGAAGCGTTGCTCATAGAGGATTGTGCGGAAGTTATTAAAGTGTGACTCATTATCCTTCAAAGCTTCAGCTACACGTGTCATAGCTTCACGGAATGTCTCGCCCTTTGAGCGATACTTCATTGCGTGAATCTCTTCTGATATATCTATTGTTGGTCCAATGTCGTTACGTAATGTCATTATCTTTTGTCTCCTGATCCTTGTAGTGTGCCACGTGCTTTACGTCCGTAGAGCTTCTCTAAATTCTTCATAGCTAAGTCGTGCATATTAATGTTTAAGTCTCGTGATAGTGCAGCAATATACCACAGCACATCACCGATCTCTGCTGAGATAGCTTGACGATCAAAGTCACCATCACGCAGCATCTTCTTTACTTTGTTTGCTACTTCCCCTGCTTCACCTGCCAAGCCCAGCGCAGGATACAGGATAGAATGCTCGGCTTTGTAAATGGCTGTCTTGGCTGCTGCCTTTTGGTATGCATTTAATCCCATCTCTTTCTTACTGTACACGTCACTATAATATTCCCACGCTTCTAAGTCGCCATCACTTAACGTACTCATAGTCTCTCCTTAACTGTTATGTTTTCTGCTTCGACATCATCTACATCGTAGAATAAGTCTTTAATTAAATCATACACATCATCAATATGTGCTTCTTCTACAGAGGATAGTAAGTTGTTATCCTCATCTACTTCAAGAACAAATGTCACACTAAAACGTTTGTTCATTAGGCGCTCCCATATGTTTTACTGAAAGGTGTCAGTCGATTAGTTTCTAAGAAATCAGTTTGTGCTATCTCGTTACGCCGTTGCACAGCCATATCGACAAGCTGAGGGTAGTCCTCCATAAGATCAAACAGCGTAGCCATCAAGCTAGCTGCATCATAAAGTCTACCGTAAGTCTTATCATCTAGTGTCGTATCGTCGTGCGGCATAAGATACAGTGTCACTGTAGTGTATTCACCGTCTACTAAGCCTGTAGGTTTCAACACTACTGCAAACTCATCCTTGTCTATCTCACTCATCTTTCTCTGCCTCTAGTTTAATGTGTGTAGTTCTAAGTGGCTCACCTTCTTCTGCTAACCACTCTTCGGGTATCACCCTGTGTGCATACTTGAAGTCGTGCTTCTTACACCAGACTGCATACGTACTCTTGGCTCCCTTGTACAGCTTAGCATTAGCGTTACTAAATACAAACCTGATGTCTAACTCAGGGTGCTGCTCTCGTACTGCTACGTGCTTGCGTCTATCTTCACTATCGAAGATGCCCTTAGTTTCGATTATGATACCGTTGTCTAGTACGAAGTCTGGAGTGTAAGTTCTATAGCGTAAGTCCTTCCAGTCAATCTTGAGGTCTTCATATCTCAACCTCTTTTGTTTGTCCTTCAGGAACTTAGCTACAACTTTCTCCAGACCACTACGATACCTGCGAGGGTTATGTCTCTTCGCTGGCAAGTTCATCTCCTATAAACACATAGTCTACCATAGGTTTCTCTGCAGCCTGTGATACACGTGATGGCTCAGTAGTTAGGTTAGGCCAACACTTATGTTTGTATGCACAGAACTTACACGCAGAGTTGAGCACAAGATTACCTGACGCTTTCTTACGATACGTTTCAGGTACTGCATCAAAGCAACGCTCGAATGGTTGATCAGACTGTATGTACTCTACCGTCTTTTCAATCTTCTGTAGTTGCTCATCAACGTTAACATTACCAGCGTCAACATACTTGAACTCCCCATTAGCTTTATTGACTACCCACCAACCGCCAACCTCTTTGTCGGCTGCTGTAGCGTACCCTACAAGCTGACTTACATAACCAAAGCTATCGCCTTGTGCTAGTGTTTCAAAGTCCTTGAACTTATTCTTGTATGACCAAGGTGATGCAGACTTAACATCATCCACCTTACCATCAAGAACCATATCGTACTCACCTTGTATCTCTGTACCGTCAGACAGAGTGAGTACAACCTTCTCGTTATCCGTAAACTCTACATCAGCAGCACGAAGTAACCCTTTGAACATCGCCTCTACAATATCGCCTAGCATCATATTAACTAGGAAGTGTGGAGGAAATGGTGTCTTATCTTCAGGGTCATTCTTCTCGAACCACAACTGACAAGTCGGACGCCCAAGGTTGGACATCCGTAGTTTAAACTCGTCACGTGGACCGCCGCTGAACTGCTTACGCACAGCATCCGCTACGTCTTTACCTACCTGTTCGATCACAGCTTCATCAACTATAGTCTCACCTGCAAGTGCTTTCTGTAGGAATGTGTGTAGTGCTAGCTCAGCTGTGTGGTTCATTCTGCTGCAACCTCGACTTCCACGATGTCGTTGATCACCGCTTCAGCTTTAGCTGACATAGTGCCACCGCTACGCTCTTCGTGTTGGTCATTGATGTAACCATTCATCCCTGCAATCCAATCCATAAAGCTATCCAAGATGTCTTTGTCTGACTCGTCTAGCTCGTGCTTGTCTGCAAGGTCAAGCGTGAATGTAGCGTACTCACTACCGTTAGGCATCTCGTGTAGATCAGCACCAAGTGTAAGGTAGTACTGCAAAGGCAGTGCATTCTTACGCTCAATCTTCTTGAGTGCATCATCAACAGCCTTGATAGAACCACGGCTCTTCACGTCCAACACAAATGGAATCTCTTGTGCTGTGATAGATGAATCATCAATAGGATTACCCTGCTCATCCATAGCACCTTCCATCACTACAGTACCGAAGACTACCTTGGTGCGCTTAGTGTCACGCATCAACTGCTGTGTCTCTTTAGGTAGAGACTTGAAGTCTTCGACATAGCCTGATGGTCGGCCTGCGTTGAAGCCACCAGTGTTATCCTTCAGGTCACCATTCAAGTTGTTAACTAGAACAGTCTTGATCATCTCGTTAGCTTGAGAGTCCCAACGTGTCCACTGCTGGCGCTGGGCAAAGATGCGAACCTTCGGGTTTGTAGCGTACACGATCTTGTCGTCTGATTGTGTAAGCTTGTATGCACCAGCTGGAATAGCATCGACTTTAATAGTCTTGCCGTTGACTTCGATCTCACCTTTGACAGGCGAATGGATTTGACTGAAGCGAGGTAGCATTGAACGCTTACCACTTGAGTTCTCAGCTAGACCCATCATCTCTGCCAATGATTTACCTTCTGTAGCCAGTGCGATTTGATTGTTACTCATTGTGTATCCTTTCACATTTACACAGTTTCAAAGAGTCGTAGTTATAACACTAAACGTCCTTAGTGTCAAGCCAATTCGGACCGATTTTTGCTTCTAATAATAGAGGCACATTCATCTCTACTCCGTAAGCTTCTTCGATGATACGATTGAGATCATCGTTCAATGTATTTATCATAGCAATGACATACTCCTTCTCGTCTGGGTGAATATCTATTACAGCTGAGTCGTGTACTGTATTGACTAAGCAGGACTGCAAACCCTTGAGCCTCTCCTCTATCTCCATCAGTACGACTGGCACCACATCACCAGTAGCAAAGCCCTGCACTGGATAGTTCTTGATGTTAGTCATATGAGTCACGCTGCCATTCTCTCTACGCTTACAGTCAGGGAAAGCATACTGCCTACCACTCACGTTAGTAATCTTCAATAGGTTAACTGCTTCCTTGGCTAGCTTCTTGTGCCACTTAGCTACGCCTTTGTACTTCTCTGTGAAGTGTTCATAATACGCTGCGACAGCCTTGGGTCTTCCATAACCAGTTGCGCCAAAGAGGGGTGCGAAGGTGTGCTCCTTAGCTTCTTGGCGTGTCGTTGGTTGACCAGCATCAGTGATAACTTGCGCCGTGTAACTGTGCACGTCGAACCCTGTGGCGATCTCTTGCATTGCAGTCTCGTCCTGTGCGAGGAACGCTGCTGTTCTAAATTCAAGCTGGGCAAAGTCGGCCTCCATCACGTAGCCACCATCGAAGCGAGACACGAAGACCTTCTTGATTGGGAACGTGTTGCCTCTTGGCATATTCTGCATATTAGGGTTACGTCCACTGAACCGTCCAGTAGCTGCAGTAGTCTGTGATAGATCAACGTGCAGCAAATCGTCAGGCTTAGTGAACAAACTGATACCACCTACAAAGTTATTCAGGTAGCTAGTGATAGCGTTTAACCTACGTAGATCAGCTAGGAAAGCCTCAGCCTCTAGCATACCTTTTGATCTAGCTGTAGCGATAAGTATATCAAGGTTACCCTTGGATGTAGAGAACCCACTATCGCTAACCCAGTCCTTGTTAGGCGGGAAGAAGTTGAGACCTGCTACTTGGTTGGTCTCTTCTAGTTTGTAGCCACGTGCATCACAGTCCTTGCACTTGTTAGGTCTAGCGTACTTGGTGCCATCCTTCTTGACTTTGTATGTATGCCCAGCGCCGTTGCACGTAGGACACGTGTAAGCTTTAGTCTTCATCACGTGAGTAGAGTTAGCCTTGACAGTAGAGCGATACTCATCGACTGTGTTGACGTGCTCAAATAGTTCAGCCCATTCCTTCTTGTTGTTAGGCTTCTTACTGTAGATCACTTGAGACTTCTGCTCAGGGGATGACATATTGATAGGCGTGTCTCCCATCAGGTCACGTACCTTAGCGTTGATGCGTGTCTCTAGTTCAACCTTCTCTTGCTCGAACTCTTCACGTACTTGCTCTAGTGCATTACGATCTACCTTGAAGCCACGCTGATACATACGACACAGAGTCATACATACCTTCATACTGATGTCACGTACACGTATCATTGACTTACTCTCTGGCTGTGAGAAGTCGTGCTCCTGTGCTAAGAACAATTCACGTGTCACATTCAAGTCACCTACAAGATACTCTGTCAGTTCAGCCAGTGGTATCTCATCTGTGTTGTACCCTTTCTTGTAGTACTCCTTGAGTGTGTCTAGTTTATACGATGGTAAGTTACGCACCTCAGCACAATGACCCAGACCCAATCCTCGCTTGACCCCACGCAGTAGTAGGTACTCACCAATCAGTGTGTCGTATATCAAGCCATCATAGTTGAAGCCTGACTCCCATAGCCAAGGCAAGTCGTGACGTGCGTTATGCATAATCAACAAGGTAGTCTCATCAAGCACTGCTTGTAGCACGAATGCTGCACCACCTGTCGTGTCTTTAGCTTCAGTGTGATCGAAGTTCAAGATGTGCATCTCATCTGTGTTATCTACATTGAGAGTGCCTACCTGTACAAGTATGTTACCAGGTTGCCAAGGATCAAGTATAGTCTTACCTTCTATCTTCTGGCTATTGTTTTCTACGTCTAATACTGTCCTCACTCTACTCTCCTCTTTATGCGCTGTACTGCGCTATGTCTCCGTCTAACTCACAGGTGATACGTCCGTGCCACCCACCGTCGAGTTTGTTCTTAGCAATAGTTAAGTACCGTGTCAAGTCCTCATCTGAGTCAACGCCCTCGACTTGTCTGTTCTTAGAGATCAGTATCATCAGATCAGCTTCAGCAGCCTTGCCTGTCTTACTGCCCTCCATCATTGACATATCAGGTTGTACTACACCCTCAGCTACAGCACTCAGCTGTGACATCCAGATCACTGCACAGTCGTACAGCTTAGCGATGTTACGTGCGTGGATAGCTGCATCCTTCAAGTAGATGTCTGACTTATCACCAGTACGGTTAGCAAACTTGTCACCCATATCTAGCACTACAATGTCAGGACGGTAGCTCTTCACTACAGCCTCAACCCAGTTCATATCTTTACCTGTGCTGTCCTTCATCTGTACGTTCTGCTTGACTGCATTGTACCGTGTCAGAGCTAGAGCTTTGTTCTCTACGATCTGCTTGATGTTCATACCTGATGATGCCTGTACATAACGTGCAGCTACACGTACATACTTCTCTTCGTTGGTAAGCACAAGACACTTAGCACCCTGATGAGCAAAGCCATTCGGTGCAGCGATAAGAGATGCGTGGAATGTAGTCTTACCTGTGTTAGGACGTGCGCCCACCATCACTAAATGACCACCACTGATACCCTCAACACGTTGTCGCAGGCTAGGGATGTTCATCTTCCACTGGCTCTCAATCTGAATACCGTCAAGCACAGTGTCTAGCTCAATGTCCTCGAACTTGATGTTGAGGTTGGGTGTAAAGTTATCCTTGTAATCGTCGAGCAAAGTACGCAGTGACTCCAAGTTATTCTCTTCGCCATTCACATACTTGAACCCAAGGTTAGCTACCTTCTCACCTACGTGCTGTTGAAACAAACGAGACATAACCTCAGTAGCAATCTCCTCGTGCATAGGCTGTTCGTTCTCTATGCGTTTGAACAGTTGCTTGTATGTCTCCTTGTTAGCTGTAGTCATAGTGCGGTTAGCTGTAAAGAACAACGCCTCCAGTTCAGCAGGGCTGACTGACTTATCGTAAACATCCATAGCTTGATCTAAGGCTTGCTTGATCTTACGCATATCTTTAGTGAACAACTCATCAGGACAACGTATTCCTTTGTGGTTGTCGTAGAACTCTTTGTCTAACAGGGTACGTAGTAACGCTGTCTCACTCATCGTCGTAGTCTCCTCTACTTCGTAGTACTAAGTCCTCTAGCACAGTCATTACTGTAATGAAAGGCCAAGTCAAGGCTAGCCATATGTGTGCGTTAGGTCTATCAGGATCAGCTGCATCTGTAATGTACAGCAATAGGATAGCACCCAGGCCATACATAACTAACAGACCGTAAATAAAATGTAAGTCTAACAAAAACTATTCCTCCTCGTACTCCATTAGTGCATCCCACGATACAGGATATATCTTAGCCATAGTCAAAGCAACCTTCTGTGCTACTAACTGTGTCTCTTCTTGTGTGTCTGACTTCAAGCGTAGGCTACACATCTTAGCAAAGGCGAACAGTGTACCTGACCAGTACCACTCCGTCATCATAGACTGTGGTAAATGCATACGTGCTTGTTCAGGTGTTACACCTTCATCTAGTTGTTGGTTGTAAAGCATTAGAGCTTTTGTGTTGTAGTAGAACACATTCGCATTACTCTTTACTTCACCTTCACTGCCTTGCTTCTTATCAGCACTACGTCCACGCCACACATCAGGTACGTAGAACTCTGGCTCACTATCCACGTACCGCCTCGACACTTCGTTCCAAGGCATATACTCGTGTTTCTGAAGCTGACGTGCCACAAAGATAGGTGCCTTGACGTGGAATGTAACAAACGTGTGATTGAATGGTGACTTGTGTTTATGCTTAGCGAGATACTTGATTAGCTTAGCGTCTTTAGGTTTCAACACTAGCTCCTCACCGTAGTGTATGCGTGGCATCCATTCGCTTTTCTTACCGAAGCTAACACGTGCTGCGTTAACTACAGATATGTCTGAACCCATATGATCTATGTATGTTACTTCAATCAATGTATCATCTCCTTTAATCTCATTATATCATCTTGTACACCATACTTGATGTCGTCGTCAAGTAGTAATGCTCTTGTAGGTAGGCCAGTCCATAGCTCTACCTCTCGCTTGTATTGCAAGGTCTTGTGTGTAGCGTCCCTGTCTAACGCTATGACTACCTCACGAAACTCACCCAAATGTTTCATTATTGTAACATTAAGTGATGTACCTAGTATGGCAAACCCTACTGCGCTGGGTGCAAAGTGTGACACTTTTATCGCACTTATCACATCCTCAACTACTACAGCTACATCTGCATCAGGGTTCACCCGCTTAGTAAAGAAGTCAGCCTGACCTGAATAGCGATACCATTTAGGTACAGCACCATCAAGTGCACGTCCCACAGCATCCAGTAGTCTACCGTTGTAGTGGATAGGGAACACAGCACGTCTGTCCTTCACGTCATACATCAAGCCCTCGTTGTGCAGGTCATACTTGTCGATAAACTTATGTAACAAAATGTGATCAGACGTAGGCTGCACTACATATTCTGGATAAACTAAGGGCTGTAACTCTTTGTTTTCATTAGTGTTTCTAGGCTGAGCCATACGCAACTTGAGTTCCTCGACAGTCATATCTGTAGAGTACGCACCCTTGAGCTTACAGTCTAGCTTGAAACAGTTATACACATAGTCACCGCCATCCTTGAAGCACGTGAATGTGTTACGCCCCCTGCAGCTAGGGCAATCCAAGCGCAGGGAATCTCCATCCTTTAAGTTAAGTGTATCTAGGAAGCCTCTGATATTCATTCAGTAATTCCTTTGCGTTTAGCTAGTGCAGCTGATGCACCGCTGAGTGTGTTGACTAGGTAA